TAGCTTGCCTCGAGGAAGTCTAGAGAAGACCGGATCTGATCGATGTTGAGGTGGTTGAACATGCTGTTTTCCTTTGTTTTCATCATATTATTAATATACGATAAAACTTAGAAAATGTCAACTAATTTTATTAAAAAAATAAAATTAATTTGAGTGTTTTTTCATCGTGCCGTCAGGGGACACATGATACGCATGGAAGCGAGTCTTGGGATACTCGCGCTTCAATCCGAGGAAAGCATCGAGATTTTCCTTAGAATCGTCATACATCTTGACATGCGAATAAGGATGTTTATCCAGATGCTGTCTGATATAGACTAACTTCTTGTGAGCAGGCGGCTCATTGCCAGGTATATTTCCTGCCCTGTAGACATGGATGCTGTCCATGTCTTTGATGCCGTGAGCAGAGAGTGTCTTTATGAAATTGTCTTTATTGTCAAGATCTGCTCTTGCTGTATTGATGATAACTTTATTTTTAGGATTCTTGTTTGTCGTAGCTTGCACAGCATTTATGGTGCGGATCATCTTCTTGATAGGATGGGAATGGCTGAAGACCTTAGAGCTTCTAAACTCGCTGTAATCATATTGATGATCTGGGTGCAATTTGTGAGTGTTATATTCAGATGGAGAGAGCTTTTTGACAGTATTACCTGCTTTATCTTTGACATGGATCTTAGCATCGGAATGAACCAATGTGTCGTCCACATCAAAGACGTGAAGAGCGGAGTTTTCTGTTATGTATTCCCTGAATGATATCATGTTGATATTTATCAGTTACACATCGTCTGATACTGCTGAACCCACTGATAACCATTCCAATAGCTACCCATGAATATGTTCTGACACATTGGTTGATATCTAGGTTGATGATAATACTGCTGCTGATTCATAAGCATGCCGCCAATGATCAGTCCACCTACGATACCACCAAATACTGCACCATTGTTGTTATTATGGCGATATTGTTGGTGCTGATGATGATACTGATGGTTATGGTTGCGCTGTCCTGCTTCTGCGGACATTGTGCTTGCAATCAATGCAGCTGCAATTGCTAACTTACGCATTGTAGTTCTCCATTTTTACTGCTTTCCAGTGATTTTTTTTAATGTCCATTGTGATTATATATGCACTTTTGATGCGTTTGGCTTGGCTTTCACCAAAAGTGTGTGTCCATCCTTCGCGCTTATATATCTTGTGCCGCAGGTCACACATTGTTTTTGCAGTGATCACTGTAGTTCTCCAGACGTTTACGGTTATAGGAACCGGTACCTTTTTTAGCAAGCACAATACGCTGGTGATACTTACGATCTGCCAGTGCTTTTGCCGATGCTGATTTGTGTGCTGTTGTTTTCATATTATTAATATACGTTATTATGATAAGAATGTCAACTAGTTTTTATAAAAAAATTGCCGTCTTTATCTTCTATCAACGCTGTGCAGCTTTCGACCCAATCGCCACAGTTCATGTAGGTCAACCCATTTATATCACGTATATTTGGATGATGAATATGACCACAAATAATACCAGAAGCACTTTTCGATTTTGCATAATTTAACAGGCTCTCTTCGTAATCTGAGATGAAATTTACAGCCTTCTTTACCTTGTATTTTGCCCAGGCGCTTAGCGACCAATAAGGTAGATTGAACGTGTTTCGGATCTTAGCAATGACTGTATTAAGCATGATAGAGACATCATATGCCCAGCTCCCAAGATGGCTGAGCCACTTCATCTTATTGACTATCACATCAAATTGGTCGCCATGCAAGACCATGATCTTCCTGCCGTCAACAGTCGTATGGATTATAGTATCTTCTATGACGATATTGCCAAACATCTGAGGAGCAAACACTCTGAGGAATTCATCATGATTGCCGGCAATGTAATAGATCTTAGTCCCTTTACGACCTTTACGCAAGATCTTCTGTATCACATCATTATGCGATTGTGGCCAAAAAAAATTCTTGCTGAGAGCCCAACCATCGATCAGGTCCCCAACAAGATATAAGTTATCGCATTCAAACGTTTTTAAAAAATCTAATAGTAGCTCTGCCTGGCACATCTTAGTTCCGAGATGAACATCAGATATGAAGACCGAACGATAGTGTTCCATCTTAGTATCGATTGCCGATTGTATATTTAGTGATCAGATTCCAGTTCCCTTTTTCTTTGAATGGGATGATCTTTATCTGATTTAAAGGGATGTCTGTATTGTTTGTCTTATTAGGATCTGCTTGTTCTATCAGATCCCATTCGTCTAATAGATTCACGATCCTATTACGTCTTGCTATATCACCTTCTGAGAAATCTGCGTTCTTTCCATCTAGAAGGAATAGCTCTTTAAAATGAACGATATAATATTTACCTTGCTTGTGCAAGATATGGCATGATTGATATAGGGTATTTTCTTTCTTAGAAGCAAGACCTATCCTTGATAGGGTCTCTTTTACTTTTAAGAAATCTTCTGGATTTTTAAGGTACACCTCCACCATCTGATTCAGATCGAACATAATTACCACCTTTTGTTATTCTTATTCTTATAAGGTCAATTTGTTCTTTTGATAACAACTTTGATATCTCAAGAGCTCTGATATAATTTACGTTATAATATTCTTGAATAACATCAACAGGTTGATTCTTCTGTTTCTTATGCCATTTAGAAAAACGCTTACCACAACGTATACTATTTATGTAATAGTCATTTTTCAGAATGTTATCTATCGAATTTGTGCGGTTTATCTCATTAGCGTACATAATAGTATCAGAAAAGTATGACAATGCTCTATTTACTACAAAAGAGTTGTATTCCTTTTCTATCAGGTCAGGATGATCAGAGTCTCTAATCAGATCCTTCTTGGTGATATTGATTGCGTTGACGAAATCAAAGGGGTTCATTCAAACACCACAGACATCATCGTTTCAGTCAAGAATGCTGCCATATTGATCTCATGATCGGCAGCGAATGCTGCTTGATACTGATACTTGCCGATCAATATGACGAGCTCTGGGATAGAATCGGGTTTGACATGAGAATATACAGTATCATAGAACTTACGAAATAGCGCAGCAGAATCAGAGTCAGAGTTTTCTGCTACCCATACGCGCATCTCTTTGAAGTTCCGGGCCTTAAGGATATTGACGAGAGCCTTAAACTTCTCGTCAGATAGATTGACGAAGATGCCAGAATCGATGGTGCCGTTTACGGAGTATCTCTGTAGTTCATTAAGCACACGACGCCAATCAGGCATATGCTTAGAAACAAGATCAGCAACAACAGCTTTGTCATAAGTAATGTTTTCCGTGTCTAATATCTTGCAAGTCCGCTTAAAGAACTGCGAAGCCAACTTAGGTATGTCACTCTTTGCAAACTTAAAATCTACGACCGAACATCTCGAGTGTAGGGGCTCGATGATGCGCTGCTTAAAGTTACAGGTGAGTATGAAACCGCAGTTCCTTGAGAATTCCTCCATGAAATTGCGTAGAGCTGGCTGCGTTGAATTTGCATTAAGGTAGTCGGCCTCGTCAAGGATGACGTACTTTCTGCCTCCCGCAAAAGATACCGAGGAAGCAAACTGTAGTATCTCATTCCTAAGTGTATCGATGTTCCCATTCATGCTCCCGTTAATTATGATATAATCTGCATCTATCTGCTCTAACATGGCGCGAGCCACTGTGGTCTTACCCACACCAGCCCCGCCTGCTAGGAGTAGATTCGGAATTTTTTCTTTGTCTACGAACTGCTGAAATGCTGTCTTCAATTCACCAGGTAGCACACAATCACTTATATTCTTCGGTCGATACTTCTCGACCCATAGAAATTCATCACGAACCATAACCATCTTAATACAACCTTAGTTTTTGAAAGAACTTGTAGCTTCTGTAGCAACATAATAGCGTACGCTAGGTTGATCTGGTTTAGAGTCAGATGAGAACAGAGCTAACCCCTTAGATGATATCTTAACATTATAATTAGTAGAAATCAACTTAATAATGTTCTCTGCCTTGAAGATCATATTGAAACTGATATCAGTCGTTCCTAACTTGATATTGAAAGCATCAGTGCTAGGATTCTTAGAGTTAGTGCAAGACATCTTAAGGTTTGCGCCGTCACCTACGACAGCAATATCTGGGAGTTGCAAGACGCCCGCTGCTCGTACAACCTTCTGCAGATCTTCTTGAGTGATATCGAAATCAATGTCAGCACCCGGGAAATTGATATCTTTCTCAGGTGGTGTGACGATCATAGAAGGATCAGCATAGGTATAGTTCAAGGTCTGGCTACCTGAGATGATAGTCATCTGTTTCTCACCGAAATCCAATTCTGGTTCATTGAACAGCGAGAGAACACCCAGGAATCTAGACAGTTCATAGATCGCAAACTGTGTAGGGAATGTCTCCTCAACAGTTGCCTTAGCAAAGATGGACTTTTGAGGAGACACAGTAGAAAGCATGCTGCCTGTCTTTACCAAGATCGATGGATTGATGACAGCATAGTTCTTCAAGATATTGATAGTATTTTCACTTAACTTCATGATATATGTTTCCCTTATATTTTTCTAAAATTCTTTAGCAGATCCTGATTGGGTGCTTGCGTATTGATAGGTTTGATCTGCTTGATCTGCTTGATCTGCTTTGTGTTTCTACCGACAAGACCTGCATCAGCAGTAGCAGATGCACCAATCGATGCCAGAGCAGGCAACTTGCCAGCAAACACATAAGCACCCGTATGTTGCAGGTGCATCCATGGACACATCCACACTTTGCTGCCCATGTTACGGACATTCTGACAGAACATATAATCTTCTGACAGATAACGCTTTGTCTTAGGATCGATGATACAATCGAAGTAAGCGTGGATCTCACGGCT